TCAACGCATAACTTGCGGCCATCTGGATCGGTGTAGATCCGCTTGCCATCGCAAACCTTCAGCGTCACATTCTCGTGGGAGCTGCCGTCGTGGCATGTCACGCTTAAATCCTTGGCGATTATCTGTTCCATCATTGTCCCACAAACCTCCCGATTAAATCTGACGCGATCTTACGAGTGGGCACCTGGCCCTTTTGCTTGTCAATCGCTGGATTGACTGACCACGTGATAGCCGTATCACTGAGAGCCGCAGATTCAATGCTGCCAATATAGCGGTTGATGATCTGCGCGCTGCTGGCATCAAATGAATCCTCGCCAGGATCTTGCACAATCAGTGTCGCGATCACCAGCGATCCACCGCCTACAGCCTGCTCGGTCAAATCAACTACATCGCCAACCGCAGCAATGTTTACGTTTAGCTGATTGATTGAGCCGGCATCAACGGAGCTGAATCCATCAACATCAAACGCCAGATACAGATAGCTGCCTGCTACGTCGGTGTCAATGCTGAACGTTTGCGCTACTTGGTAGAAGTTCTGCCATTGCCGTGTTGGCGCACGTTTGCCGCTGATTGGATCGCGCACGTTTGTGCGGTCAGCGTAGTATTCAAGAAAGCACATGATGTCGTAATCGTTCATCAAGCCAGCCCCACTGCGCGGCGTGTGCCGCGATCATTGCGCATCATATTCAGAGTCTGCTGCACGCCTGCCTGCACGGCACGGCTCATGTCTTGAGTGGTGACATAGTTGGTGCCGTTCATCTGAGTGACCGGGCCAGTCTGAATGCTGACGCTAGCGCTGCCAGGCACCACCACGCCACCTTCTGCAAAGCGTGGGATTGCGGCCCCACCACGCTTGCCAGCCATCCAGTTAGCAGCAAACCCAGAAGCCTTGGATTGTGGCACGATGTACTCGGGCTCGCCACCCTCGCCCACCATCGCAAGAGTTGGACCGGATACCACGCCGCCCTCGGCAAAGCGTGGAATACTGGGCGCCGGCAACAATGGGATTTGCGGCATTCCTAACGCAGCTAGTCCGCGGTTGGCGCCAGCAATCAAGTTGTTAATTGCTTGCACCACGCCACCAACAGCATTGCCAATACCATTCAAGATATTGTTTACGATGCCGCGCACGGTTTGAAATGCAGCTTGAAATGGGCTGGTGATTGCTTGCGTTACATTCTTAAACGTGTTGCCGATTATCTGCACAAGTCCAGTGATTGATGCTTGCACCGGCTGCACGAAATTGTTATTAACAAACTGCACCACTGCAGTAAAACCAGCAACGACTGGATCAATAAAAATTATTTTGAAACCCTGCGCAGCCTGTTGCAGGACGGCGCCAATCGCCTGAAATGCTTGGCCGATCTGATCGCGGAATGCGTAGATCGCAATGCCAGCCGCAACAGCAAGCGCTACCCAACCAACAGGGCCGCTGAAGACGCCGATCAAGATTTTACCAACTGCAAGGAGAGCAGGGCCGATTTGCGCAAATACCGGCAACCAGCCAGCAATAGTTGCACCAATTTTCAATGCACCCAAAAGCTTGAATCCAGCAATAATTGGCGTGATTATTGGCCCAAGGATTAAAGCGGCCGTTGCAAGGGCGCCGAAAGCAAGCGCAAGATTCTGGATTGGTTCAGGCAGTGCAGTGAATGCTTCAAGGCCTGACGCTAATGCTTCAAGCGCTGGCAGCAATGCTTCCGTCAAGCGCAAACCAACATCTCCTAGTTTCTCCTGCATCGTTTCCAGCCGGTCATTAAATGCCGCTGCTTTATCTGCAAACTCTTGCGTCATGCTGGTGCCCATATCACGGACTGCATCGCCGCCGCTGTTCAACAACGGGATTAGCTCGTCGCCAATCTTCGCGCCAAATAAATCAGCAGCCAGCGCAGCTTTTTCTGGCCCATCTTCCATTGCCTTGAATCGATCGGCAATATCAAGCATTACTTGATCACTAGATCGCAACTTGCCAGAGCTATCAGCTACTGCAATGCCAAGTTTATTAAACGCATCAGCAGCTGGGCCAGTGCCTCGCGCTTGCGCATCATACATATTACTAGCCAAGGTTTTGAAACCTTTACCGAGCCCTTCAATGCTGGTATCACTTAGCTCTGCAACTTTGCGAAACTTGTCAAGCGTTGGCGCTGCAACGCCAGTTCGTTGCGACATCTTCGACATCGCATCAGCAGCGTCGAGATTGTCTTTGGCAAACTTCGCCATAGCGCCAACGCCCAGCACCGGCAAAAGGGTGCGCATTGCGCCCATTGCGCCGGCTGCTGCACCACGCAAGCGGCCCATCGCACCAGCTGCTGCGTTGGACTGATTCGTAACGCCGCCAAGGCCTTTGGTTAACCCGCTGATCTGCCCCAGGCCATCAACCTTTGCCCTAATGGTTAGGGCTGTTGTCATGTCTAGCGCCATGCTCAGCCCTTGCGCTTGTTCATTGCTGCTACCACTGTAGCCTCAACAACCTGCAGATCAGCAAGCACCTCGAGCGGATCAGCAAGCTGCAACAGCTCGATTACCCAGCGCACCGCGCCATAGTCCAAGCCAATCACAGCGCCAGAATCGGCGCGCCATTGCGTCTGCACCTTGAGGAACACACGCACCGCAGGCCACGCATCTGGCAGCACCTCGTAGTTTTCAGCCGCTTTGCTTGGTGGCGGCTCAATGCCAAAGACAGCCGCATCCTTGGCTGTGTCATCAACTTGCATACCGCCAAGCCAGTGCTCGGCGGCGCCTATTAGTTTTTTCTTTTGGCCTCCACCAGCGATTCAAAAAACGCCTCAATCAATGCGCCGGCCATCATTGGCACATCAAGCAGCTGCGCCTTGGTGCCCTTGTTGAATGACACCGCTTCGCCATCGCCGTCCACGATACCCTCCCAGCCCACCAAAACCTCATCGGCAATGCTTTGGTCGGTGATGCCTTCGCCGGTATCCTCACCGCGCTCTGCGGCCTTGATGCGCTGCTGGACAAGCAGCTGAATCTCGTTGATGCGGCTTTGGGGCAGCCGCTTGAACTCAGCTTCAAAGGTCTGCCGCTCCCGCTTGCCACCGTTGGCCGGAAGCTTGATGCTCACCGGCCAGGTGTAGGAGTCGGACTGCTTAAGGACAAAAGCCACGTGGATCAGGTAAAGACAATCTCGACCTCATCATTGCCTGAATCGGTCGGAGTGGCAATGTATGGAAGCGTCAGCATCTGGATCCCATCCTCGTCGCTGTATGAGGGGTTGCCCAGATCGATCTGATCAGCGGTAACCGTGACGATGTTGCCAGCCGTTTGCCCATGCTGAAAGGTCAGGTTGCCAGTGCTGCTTCCAGTGGCATCGTTAAAGAAATTATGCGTGCCAACTGCTACGGCTTCGATCATCACCTCACCAGAAGGGGCGCGGTTGGTGATCAAAACTTCTTTGCTGCAACCAACTAGCTCGCGGTAAACCAGCTCATTAGCCATCTCAAGGCTAAAGCTCTGCAGGCAACCGGCGTAGCTGAACACCTGAAAAGCGCTGGTGTTGCCTTGCTTGAAGACGACCGGATCCGCCTGGTTGGCGTAGGTCGGCGCGCTGATGGATACGTCGGTTGGTGAGTTGTAGATGCCCGTGAACTCAAAGGCAATAGTCGGGATTTCGCCTACTGCGCAGTTGAGCGAAAAGGTGCCGCGACAGCCCGTGGCCTTATGCAGCACGCCATCATTGTTGAAATAAATCGTAACCGAACCAGGCGACGTATCGCTGTTTGGCTCATAGGTCACGCTTACAGCAGCAGAGATCGTCTCTGTCATGGCGCACGCTTCAAGCAGCGGACCATAAGCTGGTGCGGTGCCTGCAGTGCCAGATCCTGCTAGCTCTACTTCAAAGTTGACCAGCACGCGCGTTTGCGCCAGCAGTTGCTCGGATTGGCCCAGGTACGGCCGGATCAGCTCACGGCTGACCGTATCAGCCTCAAGCGGCGTGACCTCAATGTTGCGCACCAAGATGGCATTTGCCGCCGATGTAGGCGTAGGGTCGGTGCCGTAGGTAGTTTCGATTTCAGCCAGCAGCAGCTGGCGGCGAGATAGCAGCGGCATGGCTTGAGGCCGGATGAATCTTTCACTCTATGTTAGCCGGCTCAGCTGATGCTGAGATTAGTGACTGAAGTCCGGTAGCGCACCAAGTATTCAAGCGCGATCACGCCAGCAGTCTGATCAGCTTCTATCAGATCAAAGCTGACCGATTGCGGCTGCACATCAATGGCATAACCGCCCAGCGTCAGATCGGCCATGATCTTGGCGTGCGCGCTTTCCACGATCGGATCAGCCAGCTGATCTGGCACATCACCGCGAACGATCACAGCGACGCGCACCGTCAGACTCCAATCCAGCGTAGGGAGGCTGGTGTTTTGCTGGGCCGAGTCGGAGACGGGCTCAACCACAATGGCCGGACTCTCGCCCCTGGCCAGTGGTTCAACCCTGCTGCGATAGATCCGCGTACTGACGCCTGTGGTGCCCGTTAGCGCCGTGCGGATTGCCGTTAGTACCTGTTCGCGCTTGGTGGTCATGGCTTAAGCCGATGCGACTTGGACAACAGTGCAGATAATCCCAGGGATGCTGGGATGCGCGAAGGGACTTGTTTGGGCTGCCTCGGCATGGATGTAGGCCGCGACGTTGCTGGTTGCCCACATCAGCTCGAGATAATCGTTGGTCGTCACACCCAGCACGAAGTTGACGCAGCCGATCACATTGCCGTCCACGCTGCCATGCCGGGCAATGATGCTGAATCGGCTGTCGCTGGCCGGCACGTCAACGCCGTTCTTGCGCAACCAGACGTTGATGTTGTGGATCGAGTTGTCGGTATTGCTGAACTGAATCGAAAACGTGATGCTATAGATCCCCGGATGGTCAATCGTCAGGCGCGTGTCTGAGATGATCTTGGTGCCACGGCTTGCCGTGTCAACCTGGCGCAGCTTGATCCCATAGGCCGTATTAGCCAGTGCCGCCACCTGCGACGTGCTATCCCAGAACGATCCCCAATATCCAGGATTGCCGAAGTAGGGCAAGCCAGACCATGCCGTCTTGCCGTCGCCGATCTTCAGGTTCTCCGTGTCGCTTTCAAGGCCAGGCTCACCAGCCAACAGCACTGGGTTGACTGTCGCCCATTGGCTACGTGTGTTGCTCTTGAAAGGGCCGCTCATGTCTTCTGAAGTGCGATCTGAACGAACTTGCCATCATCGATCAACATGGTCTCGCGCACCGTATAGGCCACGCTATCCACCGTGATCGAGTTGCCACGGATCAAGCTGCCAAAGTTTGAAGCCCGT